TGACATTACTGAAGAGCAAGCAACAAGGTGGAGCCGAGGTTCCGATGAAGACCACGTGTGGTGCATTCATGGGCCTAGGCCACGGTTGGGTTGTTCTTAGTATCATCAATGCCTGGAACGCGCACAGAGCTGGTGCGCCCGAGGGAAGCTTTGCCATCTGTGGAGATGACGTGATTGGACTCTGGACAAGAGAGACGATGGACCGATTTGAGAGCGGTGCTGTCGAGATTGGATTAAAGATGAACATTTCTAAGTCGTTTAGAGGCCCGAGAGGGGTCTTCTGTGAACGACAAGTGAGAAAATCCAAATGTGGTCGTTTCGCAACAGCAAAGCCTTGCTTGAGAATCGCAGAGGCGTGTGGTGTTAATTCGGAGGCTAAGGGCGACATGTTCGGATGTGCAGATGCGTGCTCGAGAGCACTAATCATGACACAACCAAAACCTGTACGAGCCGCTTTGCTCCGGACAAGATCTCATTCTGCAGTAAGCTACTATACTCCCGGTCGCCACTCACAAGGAGGGGGTGGGGGAGGAGCTAAGTGTGATGTCCTTACCGCCATTGCCTATATCAGGCACGGTGGCGTTACGAACACACGAAAGGAAGGACCGACGTCCAATCTCCAATCTGATCTGCGGAAGTATTTGAGAAACTTGCCTACGTTCAATGAGGACCATGATAAGGAAGACTCGGGTGTGTCCTGCCAAGATGTTATTACGTCAATCATGCTAGCTGAGACCGTCAAGAGACGGCGTCAACCAGTGTTCATTCCGTTGTTCACATCAAAGCGATCTACAACCGAGGTCAGAGCAGAGTTACACATCAGGAGAGCAGAGGTTCGAAGAACCTTGTTCCCTATTGTGCAAAAGATACTTAGGAGAAAATCTATGCCACATCTGGCAATCTATGATCTCCTGGGCGGTAAAGTGCCCATAAAGCACCAACCCGCATACCTCAGTCTAATAAAGACAAAGGGATACAGCGGTGTACTCCGACGGTTTCTTCCCGAATGGTGGCCCATTCTCAAACGTGAATTCACCTCACACGCATATGTACGAAAGACCAGGACGATCATCAAGTCGTGCCGAAGCGCGACCCGATTTGGTCGTTGGTCATCCGTAATTAACGCTTGCCAGAGATCTTGGAAGATCAAGGTAAGCGCCAAAGACGCACTTAAGTTCTATTCAGCCGTTGTAGGCTCAGAG